CTACGTTATCTGACCTTAGAGAGAGTGGAGAGATTGAACAGGCTTCTGATATTGTCATGCTTGTATATAGACCAGAGTACTACGGAATAATGCAGGATGATAGTGGCAATAATACAGAGGGTCTAGTAGATTTGATCTTCGCTAAAGGTAGAAACATTGGTACGGGAACCCTACCACTTAAATTCAAGAAGGAGTACACTAGATTTAGTGACCCTGAAGATTTCGATAGTAAGTTTACATCGTCATCAGAACCTAACGAAGCTTTTTAGTTATGGTTTCAAAAATATTATTAATATTAAGTGGATTATATTTTTTGTTTTTCTTTGTTAGGCAAATAATATATGAGATACTAAAATAAATAAATTATGAATACAAAAGACAGAGGTTTAGAGATGGCTATAGTTAAAGCTACAAAGCATCTACACGATTTAAGACTATCCAGCAATGATGTGGAGATTATAAAGGTCTTATTTAGGATAGCGTACAAGGAAAATGATATTCACCTTTATAGTGTTGGAACTAGAGAGAGGAAGATAGTTGAGGCTAATATGTGTATAGTAAACGCTATTAGGAGAAATTTCTCATTCCCTTTAACGCTGATAGGTAAGGTTATGGGAAGACATCATAGCTCTATGGTTTACTACCTTAAGGTGCACGATAGTTTTCTTAAGGATGATGATAAATACTTAATATTATTCCAAAAACTTAACACTGCAATCAAGGATTACCTACGCTATCAGGATGAGATCATGGCTCTATATAAGTCAGCTAATACTATAAAAGATGAGATTATAGTTAAGTTAAGGTGTGAAGTTGAGAATCTAACCTTCGAGTTAGAAAGCCTTAAAGTTATAGAGTAGTGAGGAAGAAGATATACCACGCAGTTGTACGCTACAAGTGGAGGATTATAAACCTAGTAAAAGGTATTGAGAAGCCTTCTAAAGTCTGGAAAGAATCTAAATATGAGACGTGTATAAAAACCAAAAGCGTTGATGAGTTGAATAAGGATGTTAACTTTATCTCTAAGTTGTCAAAAGCAGGTAAGTCTACTAAAGTTATAGAGGTAATAGTGATAGACATAGTAGATCCAAAATTCTTATGTATGTCGCATGACGTGTACTAAAACATTACGACCGATAGCAGCGTGATAGCTATCAATCAACTTAAACCATAGGGGTTTAAAAATCAGCATGGAGGTGATGGGGATTGCCTCCATAGTGGGTTAAAACAAGACTAAAATGGATATTACATTAAAAATAACTAGAGGTAAAGACCAAGAGCTTAATTTAACTGCAAAAACTATGAATGAATTGGTAGATAAAATCATAGAATGGCAATTATGGGAGAATCAACCTTTAGATTACTACAAAAGTAAAGGTAATGGTAGGTTAGAAAAGGAAAAAGAAAGTGGGTATTATTATTTTAAAAACTAACAGATGACGCAAACATGGTGCTTAATAGGATTGGTAGTACTTGTAGTACTCCTTCTTATATATGATCAATCAGTAAATAAGTTGAATAAATAAACTGTGAAGGAACTAATCATTAAAAAAAACAAGGAAGATGATGGGAATAATAAACACCCTTATATCAGAGTCAATCAAGAAAAGAAAGACCTTAAAAGTAGTGCAACGACTACTAAGAATAAAGCACAAAATAAACGTAACTTTGGGTACGTTGAAGAGAAGAAAAGAAAATTTAAGCTAAAGAATATGAAACTAACACCAATAGGTAATCGAATCTACCTACAACCCTCCCCTATAAAGGAAACTACCACCTCTGGTATTATCCTCACCAACATGCCTAAGGAGCAATATAGCACAGGATTAGTTCTCGCTGTAGGTAACAAGTGCCTTGTTGTAAAGATTGATGATAGTGTTATGTACACCACAACATCAGGTACTAAAGTAGGAGACAACTTAATCCTTTCAGAGGATGAGTTATTAGCAATCATTTAAACTAAAGTAAGATGGCAAAAGAAATTAAGTTCAGTACAGATGGTAGAGACTCTCTACTAAAAGGAATCAACACCTTAGCTGACGCAGTAAAGGTAACACTAGGAGCGAAAGGTCGTAATGTTATCATTGATCAGGGGAACAACAACCCTATCATAACAAAGGATGGAGTTACTGTAGCTCAGTCTATATTTTTAAGTGACCCTGTAGAGAATATGGGTGCTCAGATGATTAAGAGGGTAGCCTCTAAGGTTGTCGAAGAGGTTGGAGATGGTACAACAACATCTGTAGTATTAGCTCAGGCTATTGCTAAGGAGGGGTTGAAGTATGTAACCTCTGGTTATAGTCCTGTAGACCTTAAGGCTGGTATAGATAAAGCTGTAGATATGGTTGTATACAACCTGAAGGAAGCTTCGTTACCAATAGGGAAAGATATAGGCACAATAGAGCACGTTGCTACAATATCAGCTAACAACGATAAAGAGATTGGTTCCCTAATAGCTAACGCTATGAAGAAGGTTACTAAGGAAGGTGTCATCACAGTAGAGACATCTCAAGGTACTGATACGTATGTGGATGTAGTAGAGGGAGTTAAGGTTGACAGAGGTTACCTATCACCTTACTTCATTAACAATCAAGAGAAGATGAATGTGGAACTAAATGATCCATACATACTTATATACGACCAGACAATATCTAATATACAATCCCTAATGCCTGTACTAGAGCCTGTTGTTCAACAAGGTGGTAGCTTACTTATTATAGCTGAGGATATAGATGGAGACGCTCTATCTACCCTAGTGGTAAATAAGGTTAAGGGTGGG